CAAGTGATAAGAAGTTTGCGGATGAGGTCATCGAAGAAGTTGTTTCATTTCCTAATGGCGACCACGATGACTATTGTGATAGCATGACTTTAGCATTGATGCGTTTTCGCCAAGGTGGGTTTATATCCCTTCACGGTGAGAACGAAGAAGAAAACGAATATCGCCGTAAGCGGGAGTATTACTAATGGCTTTGCCACCACTTTTAGATTCTGGAATTTCCCCTGAAGATATGCTGCCGACAGAGGCGTCTGTGGATGTATCAGTCTCGCAGCCTGAAGATTTCGCTGGCGGTGCCGAGGTTTTGGACGATGGTCAGGGCGGCGCGATCATTCAGGCATTGGCCGAAGCCATGCAGGGTGACGAGGAAGAAGAACAGATCCCGCACAACGCTAACTTGTCCGAGTACCTAGACGATGGGTACTTGGGAGAGATCTCTTCGGACCTTCGTGCGTCGTACGAGGAAGACATGGAAGCGAGATCCGAGTGGGAAGAAACATACACTCAGGGTTTGGACCAGCTTGGCGTTAAGTATGATGAGCGTACACAGCCCTTCCAAGGGGCCTCTGGCGTCACCCACCCGCTTATTGCGGAGAGTGTGACTCAATTCCAAGCACAAGCCTACAAGGAGCTCCTGCCGTCTGGTGGCCCAGTCAAGACTCAGGTACTGGGTTTGCAGGATGCGGCTCGAGAAGAGCAGGCGTCCCGTGTTAAGGACTTCATGAACTACCAGATTATGGAAGTCATGGAAGAGTTCGATCCAGACATGGATCAGTTGTTGTTTTATTTACCGCTTTCCGGTTCAACTTTTAAGAAGGTGTACTTCGACGAAGCGAAGCAGCGGGCTGTATCTAAGTTCATTCCTGCGCAAGACTTGGTTGTTCCTTACGCTGCCTCTGATTTGGCAACAGCGTCTCGTGTTACGCATGTACTTCGCATGGATGGCAACGAGATCCGTAAGATGCAGGTTGCGGGATTCTACCGTGACGTAGAGTTAAGCAGGTCTGCACAAGAGGACGAGGTTCGTCAGAAGGTCGACGACATACAAGGCACGTCCAGCACTTATTCAGACGAAGTGTACACGATCCTTGAGATGCACGTTGACTTGGACATCGAGGGCTTTGAAGACATGGCTCCTGATGGAGAGCCGACAGGTATTGCGATTCCGTATATCGTTACTCTGGACGAGGGTTCAGGAAACATCCTGTCTATTCGTCGCAACTTTGAGGAAGGCACGGGCCTATCCAAGAAGATGCAGTATTTTGTTCACTACAAGTTTATGCCTGGTCTAGGGTTCTACGGCTTTGGTTTGATCCACATGATTGGTGGTTTGGGCCGTGCAGCTACGAGCATTCTTCGCCAGTTGATCGACGCCGGAACCTTGGCAAACCTCCCTGCTGGGTTCAAGGCTCGGGGCGTAAGGGTTCGTAATGACGACGAGCCCTTACAACCCGGAGAATGGCGTGACATTGACGCTCCCGGCGGCAACATACGGGATGCGATTATCCCACTGCCGTACAAAGAACCGTCCGCAACCCTCGCACAGCTTCTAGGAGTTCTTATAGAGGGCGGAAGGCGTTTTGTCTCACTGGCAGACCAACAGACAGGGGACACTAACGCAGCGGCTCCTGTGGGGACTACGGTGGCTATGCTTGAACGTGGCATGAAAGTTATGTCAGCCATCCACAAGCGTCTGCATTACGCACAGCGCCAAGAGTTCCGCGTTCTAGCTCGGATCTTCAGGGACAACATGCCTGCTGACGGCTATCCATACGACGTGGTTGGCGGTGATCGCATGGTTATGGCGACGGACTTTGATGGTCGCGTAGATGTTGTTCCGGTAAGTGACCCGAATATCTTCTCGATGGCGCAGCGTGTTACGTTAGCTCAGACGCAGTTGCAGTTGGCTCAGTCCAACCCGCAGTTGCATAATCTGAATGCGGCGTATCGCAGGATGTATCAGGCTCTTGAAGTGCAGAACATTGACGAGATACTTCCACCACCTCCTCAACCGCAGCCTCTTGACCCTGCGATTGAGAACGCTCGTGCGTTGATGGGAGAAATTCTGACTACATTCCCAGAGCAGAACCACGAAGTACACATCCGGTTGCACATGGCGTTTATGAAGACTCCGTTGGTATCTACGTCTCCTCAAGTTATGGGGACTTTCTACTCCCACATTATGGAGCATATTTCGCAGAAAGCTCGGAAGATGGTTCAGGCAGAGATCGAGGGTTTGATCGGTCAGGCGCAGCTAGCGGCACAGAGCGGGGCAATTAACCCAGAACTGGCGCAGGAACAGATCATGCAGCTTCAGCAGAACGTGCAAGATCCCGCGCAGATGGAAGCGTTAATTTCGATGCAGATGGAAAAACTGATGGCGGAGATCTTACCTGGTTTGATGCCAACAGGCGACGACCCAATGCAGGATCCGTTAGTGCAGATCCGGATGCAAGAGTTGTCGATCAAGCAGCAAGACTTGCAGCGTAAGACTGAAGAGGATCAGGGCGACATGATGATCGAGCTACAGAAGATGCAGCAGCAGGCGGCATCAGCAGCGGCTCGAATTGAAAGCTCAGAAGAGATCGCAGACAATCGCAACGATGTGAATCGTGAGCGCATTCAGGTTCAGCGCGACAAGATGCAGCAAGGGGGCTGAGAAGATGCCCCTTAAAAAAGGTACTACCAAAGGTGTAATCAGCCAGAACATCAAGACTGAAATGGCTGCTGGAAAACCGCAAAAACAAGCGGTTGCCATTGCTTTAAGCAATGCAGGGAAAACTAAGTATTCCTCTGGCGGTATGGTTAACAAGCGGTTCAGTCCGATAGCCCGACCTCAGAGGTTTGTCGGAGTGTTCTAGGCCGTGGCCGTTCTAGAAACTATCATGGCGGCGAATGCAGCCTACGGAGTTATAAAGAAATGCCTTGAGAATGGGCGTGAAGTTAATGATATGGTTAGCCATGTTGGCAAGTTTCTTTCCGCCGAAGACGATCTAAAAGATGCAGTAAAGCGTAAAAAGAACAACCCGATCTCAGCTATAACTGGCGGGTCAGAGGGAGATTGGGAAGAGTTCCAAGCCCTTGAAAAAATTCAAGAACAGCGCCGTGAACTGGAGTCTTGGTGCAGATTATATGGGCCTCCAGGCACTTGGGACAAATGGCAATTTTTTCAGGCTGAAGCGCGAAAAGCCCGCAGGGCTGCGCAAAAGCAAAAAGAAAAAGAGCGCGAAGAGTTTGTGGAAGCTATGATGTACACATTTTCTGGGCTGCTCGCCCTTGGCGGTATAGGTGCGGTCATTTGGTTCATAGGCCGACACATGGAGAAATGGTGATGTGGTTCTTAATCTGGATGCAATTTTTTAATAATGACCTCAAGTATCACCAGTTGTCCCAGCACTCAGACAGAGGCGAGTGCATGAAAGCGCGAGATGACGCAAAGGTTCTAGTGACGGCAAGTACAATAATGGTGCAGTGCTTTGAGGTTATACCAGAATAGGCTTGGAAAATACGTTGTATATGACAAACACGGAAAAGTTGTTATAATAACTGAACACAGGCACCACGCAGTTGCTTACGCAAGGAGTTTGAACGATGGCGACACGACTAGATGAATGGAAAGTCTTACCGCGGCTTATGATGCTGGTTACGACTATTATGTACATTCGCTGCTTAGAGTGGGCGATGTCACAACCGGACTTGTCCGTCAGTCAGGCGGGATTAATTTCAGTCGTAACAGGGGCTTTCACGGGAGCCTTCGGCATATGGATGGGCAAAGAGTCCACGACGACTGTCACATCAAACAAGGTTGTGCATCAAGAAAGGTACGACAAATGATTACATTACTTGGAAGTCTACTTGGATTTGGCACCTCCTTTATGCCGGAGGTACTTAACTTCTTCAGGGCGGGTCAAGATCACAAGCACAGTCTTGAGCGCATGAAGCTAGAGATGGACTTGATGTCTCGGCGCAATGAACTGAAGCTAGATATTCTGGACAAGCAGGCTGGGATCAAAGAGACAGAGGGGCTGTACAAGCATGACAGCATGGATGCTGGAGGTTTTATTAACGCACTACGAGGCAGCGTCCGCCCTGTCATCACTTATGTTTTTTTTGGCCTTTTCGTTGCCATCAAAGTAACGGCTATAGTTGCGTTAATGGGCGAGGGCAATGATCTCGGGAGATCGTTGTCTCTGATCTGGGATGATGCTACCTCTGGTTTGTTCGCAGCGATAATATCGTTTTGGTTTGGTGGACGTGCTGTATCAAAGTATATGAAAGGCGGAGTAAAATGACCTATAAACTTTCAAAACGCAGCCTTGATAAGTTGGAAGGCTTAGATGAGCGCCTGATTGCGGTTGTCAATTCTGCCATTCACCGGAGCAAGATTGATTTCGGGGTGATCTGCGGCATGAGAACTCTGGAAGAGCAACGCGCCTTGGTTGAGAAGGGCGCGTCTCAAACCATGAAATCTAAGCACCTTGACGGACATGCAGTTGATTTAATGGCCTATATTGGTTCGAGAGGATCTTGGGAGTTGAATTTGTACGACGAGATTGCTGACGCTATGGCCGAGGCTGCCCGTGAGGTTGACGTTCCTATACGTTGGGGCGCAGCATGGACTATTTCAAACATCGCACAGTTCCACGGTGGCACTATGGAAGATGCCATGAACAGTTATATTGATGAGCGCCGCTCACAGAACCGCCGTCCGTTTATCGACGGACCCCACTTTGAACTTATGGTTTAGGAGAAATATCATGCCAGCACCAAAAAGGTCGTTACGCCCTAGAGGCAGATCTGACAATAAAGGTATGTCCCCGAAAGAGACCGAGGGCAGCACTCGCAGCCCTGACGGAATCTATGTGACGGATCGTGACAACGCCGACGCAGCTTCTCGTGGTAATAACGAGGCAAGACGCCGCGCAGAAGAAGGTAGTCCTAGAGACACCCCGACATACATGAACGGTGGCATGGTCAAGCAGGGGTACATGGGCGGCGGCATGATTAAAAAAGGTTACATGGACGGCGGAGAAGTTCGCCAAGGTGATGTCCGTGATAATGCAAAACGCGGGAAGACTTACTGATGACTACAATTATGATCAGCATCCTTCCAGAGGGGATGCCCGTAGATAAGATGGACGACGATGACGACGGTAAGTCTTGTCCTCTTCCGACTCAAGACGCCGACATGAACATGGAAAACAAGGACATGGCGGAGTACGAGTATGACTACAAAGCCGCTGTAACGGATGACGAGTGCGGAAACTGCGGAATGTATAACCAGACCGCGGATATGCTGGAGTGTATTGGTGACGACTCTGGGGACGTAGGCTATTGCCAACTGCTCAAATTCTGCTGTAGTAGTGAGAACACATGCAGCGAGTGGGTAGAAGGTGGACCTATTACATCTGACCTACAAGAGGAATACAAGGACAACCTATAATGGATGTTGTCGATTGGGCAAAGTACATGTATAAGAAACTTGAGGAGCGCGAGAAAGATATTTCGGGCGCTCTTGCAAGCGGTGCTGTTAAAGACTGGGAACAGTACAAAATGTCGGTGGGAGAGATACGGGGACTCTCTTTCGCTCGTGAAGAAATCAAGTCCCTGCTGGAGAGAACCGTAGACGATGTCGAAGACCTTATATCTTCCTGATCACGTTGCGCAGAAAATGAACAAGGACAAGGACCCTGCAAAAGCAGAGCCTGAAGCTTTGGACAGCGCATACGTTGACGCTAATGAGCGGGTGTTGGACCCCTCCCTTTTAGAAAAACCGCTACTAGAAAGACTTCCGCAGCCAACAGGCTGGCGGGTTTTAGTTATGCCGTATCAGGGCAAAGCTAAAACAAAGAGCGGTTTATATATTCCAGACGAAGTCCGAGAGCGAGAATCTGTAGCCACGGTTGTGGCTTATGTGATGAAGCTCGGGCCATTGGCTTACAAGGATCCCGACAAGTTTGGGGCGGGTGGTGAGCCGTGGTGCAAGGAGGGACAATGGGTTTGCATTGGCCGTTATTCTGGATCCAGGTTTAAGATAGACGGTGGCGAGGTTCGTATCATTAATGATGACGAGGTTATCGCTACTATTATTGAGCCTGACGATGTCAAGCATGTTTAGGGGAGCAAGTTATGTCTGAAGAAATTGAAGAAACCGAGATTTCTTTTGAGGAGCCCGACAGTCAGGAAGAACCTGAAAGTCAGGAAGAACCAAAAGTTAAACAGGCATCTAGCGAAGAAGAGCTAGACACTTATAGCAAGGGTGTGCAGTCGCGCATCAAGAAACTGACGGAGAAATACCGTCAGGAAGAGCGAGACAAGGGCGAAGCCGTTCGACTTTCTCAACAGCTATTGGATGAGAACAACAAGCTAAAAACTCGTGTGAAGGCTCTGGATACAGGCTACCTGTCTGAGTACGGGAGTCGATTGGAGTCTCAAACAGATGGCGCAAAGCGCATCTACAAAGAGGCTTATGAAGCTGGAGATACGGATAAAATGTTAGAGGCCCAACAGGCTTTGTCTAACATTGCTGTCCAACAACAGCAGTACAACACTGCAAAAGCTCGGGCTGAACAGCAAGCTAAGATGCCTGTGCAACAGCAACAACCTGTACAACAACCTGTACAACAGCAACAGCAGGCGGCACCCGTGCCAGACGAAAAAGCTGTGGCTTGGAAAGACAAAAACGAATGGTTTGGCAAAGACAAGATAATGACAACCGCTGCCTATACCATTCATCAGGAGCTCATCGAGGAAGAAGGGTTTGACCCGAACAGCGATGACTACTATACTGAAGTTAATCGTCGTATGCGTGGGGAGTTTCCTCACAAGTTTGCGGCGAAGAAATCGGGTGGAGGAAGTCAGGTCGCTTCTGCTGGTAACTCCGCATCCCGCAGCACGAAAACAGGGCGCAGGACGGTCAAGCTATCGCATTCCGCAGTTGCTATTGCAAAAAAGCTAGGCGTACCTCTTGAAGAATACGCAAAGTATGTAAAGGATTGATGCCATGACTGACACTAGAACACCGCGCAAGAGCGCAACACGCGAAACAGAAACGCGCAGAAAACCATGGGCACCGCCCAGTCACCTAGCTGCACCACCCGCTCCTGAAGGGTTTGTGCATCGTTGGGTACGAGTCGCAATGCGTGGCGAGGAAGACAAAATGAATGTCACCTCCAAGCTACGCGAAGGATGGGAACCTGTCCGGAAAGATGAGTATCCAGACTATGAAGCTGCAACCATCGATGGTGGTCAATACGCAGGCGTCATAGGACAAGGTGGGCTGATGTTGTGTCGTATGCCTGAACAGACAGCACGTGAAAGAAACGAGTACTACGGGGGCCGAACCCGCGAACAGATGACAGCTGTAGACCAGGACCTAATGAAGGAACAACATCCTTCGATGCCGATCCACAATGATCGGCAAAGTCGTGTAACTTTTGGTGGTCGCGAGCGCGACTCCAATTAATTTAGAGGATTGCTACAATGGCAAACAGTAATGGTGCCTTCGGACTACGTCCGATTGGCGTAGTCGGTCAGGCTGCGAACACCACTGGTATGACTGAATATCGTATTGCCTATGGAAACACCAACTCTATCTACCAAGGCTCTCCTGTTATCCCGCTTTCAACTGGCTTTATTGACATTGTTGGCGCGGCGGCAGGCGGCTCGGTAGGTTTACTAGGTGTTTTCTGGGGTTGCGAATACGTTTCGTCAACAACTGGTGAAAAAATCTACTCCAACTCTTGGCCTGGGTCAGGTGCGGATAGTAATCATCCCGTCACAGCCTTTGTCTATGACAACCCAATGCAGACATTTACTATATGCTCAGACGCATCGCTTACAAGCGAAGCAACTGCGCGTGGGCATGTGTTCGCAAACGCAAACTTCGCAGCGGGTACTTCTGGGTCTTCGACCTCCGGTATCTCTTCTGCTAAGTTGGGTGTCAGCACAATCGCATCAACTGCGGCATTGCAACTTCGTATTATGGGTATCCAAAACGACCCAGACAATGCGGACTTTGCAGCAGCTGGTATCCCATTAATTGTTCGATTGAATAACAGCTTTAATTCCGCCAATGGCGCGATTGCTGCTGGTACTCCTTCGACTACTGGCGTTTAAAGGAGGTCTAGAAAATGGCTATTTCACGCGCACAATTAGCGAAAGAGCTAGAACCAGGTCTCAACGCCCTGTTTGGTATGGAGTACAACAAGTACGAAAACCAACATGCAGAGATCTTCACAACAGAGTCTTCTGATCGAGCATTCGAGGAAGAAGTCATGTTGAGTGGTTTCGGCGCAGCACCAACCAAATCGGAAGGTTCTGCTGTAAACTTTGACGACGCTAACGAAGCATACACTGCTCGTTACAACCACGAAACAGTGGCGTTGGCATTCTCAATCACTGAGGAAGCTATCGAAGACAATCTCTATGATCGTCTTGGTTCACGTTACACCCGTGCGTTGGCTCGTTCAATGGCGCACAC